TCAGTCATCTGCATCGATCCCCTCTCCCGCCCGGATGACGATGGTATCGCCCACGACTGCGACCGAACCGGTCTGCGGCCAAAGGGGCATCTGACGGACTTCGTCCAGTGTAAGGAGCTGCTGCTTTTCTGCGCGGGTGGCAAAGGTGTAGTCGGTGGAGCAGTAGTCGTTCAATGCAGCCGTGAGGACGCTCTGGCCCATAGACTGCTTGTCAGCGCGGAGGATGAGGCCGGCCGTGTAGCCGGTCATTTCCGGGGAGAGGTCGGCGGAGTAAGCCCTGGAATCGGGCAGGTGGCCGATGACGGCGATTTGGGTGCAGGCGTCCGCGCCGTCCAGCTGCTCGATGCGGTCTGCAATGCGCAGAAGGGTGCCGTAGGAGCGCTCATAGCTCATCTGGGACAGGTGATAGCAGACATTGGCCAGCACGATGCAGTAGAAGACGACGGCCCCGCCCACGAGGAGGATGGCCCAGCTCCGGAGCGTGGATGCGCACGGCGAGAGACCGTCCAGCCGCTCGTAGAACAGCACGAAGCTCAGATAAAAGGCGGCGTAGCCCATGGTCATCAGGTTGTGGTAATCGACGCAGGGGTTGAGGAAATAGAGGGCCGCGGCCCCCAGCGGCAGTGCGGCCAGATAGACGAGCAGGAGCCAAAAGCGGGCCGGGTCGTGCCAAAGGGTCTGCTGTACGAGGGTGGTCAGCAGGAAAACGGCCAGCAGGGCAAAGACCAGAACGTTGAGCACAAACCAGACCGTGAAGCCGTTGTGCAGGTCAAAGAAGAAGCGGAAGAAGCGGGTGATGCAGCCATGCAGAGCCGACCAGAGATGGAGCGAACCGACGGTGTCGATGCCCTGATAGTCGGACAGGGCGGTGCCGGAAAAGGCCAGAACCAGCTGCAAGGCCACAGCATAGACCGCTCCGGCCAGCACACCGCCTGCCAGAAACCGCCCCGCACTGCGGAGGGACGCGGCAGCGCTGCGGCGGTGAAAGAGCAGATCGTCCAGCAGCCAGACCAGAAGCAGAGTGATGGTGACGGTCAGATAAGCCTGATAGATGCCCACGGAGAACCACAGGCAGGCTGCCCCCGCGAAGAAGGAACGCCGACCCGGCCGGGTGAGCAGAAGCGCGCTGAGGCAGGCGGCCAGCATGGCCAGACAGTAGCCGTCGGCGACGTATTCATAGGCAAAGGTGGAGGTGACGGTGGGGAAGACCGCGATCAAAGCCCCGGTCAGCACCAGCGCCACCGGCTTTTTCAGGTGCAGCAGCGCCGCCACGCAGACCGCCGAACCAGCCAGGAACAACAAGCCCAGCAGCAGGTTCAGCCATGGCAGGTCGTAATAGGAGCTGAGCCCGCAGGCCAGCGAGAGAAAATAGCGGCCATATTGCAGCATCTGCTGGGCATCGTACCGGAAGACGAGGGAATCCCAGTTGGGGAGCCAGTTGGCCATTTTATAAAAGTGCGCGAGCAGGCCGAACCCGAAGGCGGAGAAAAACACGAGCCGCCATTCAGGCCGGAACCTGCGGGCAAGCTGCGCAGGCAGCTGATCGGGGTGTACCATAAAAAACCTCCGAAGGTCGAAATGAGACGAAGTTTAGTTCTAGTATAAACCATTCGAAAACGATACGCCAGCCCATTTTTATGCGTTTCCTTAAAAAATTGAGGGTAGATCCCCCTGTTTGCGGAAAAAGAACGCGGACAGGGGGATTTTTATGCAGCAAAATTGTACACAAAGGAAAATGCTCACAAAAAACTACAGAGCGGGCCTGCGAAAGGTTGCACTGTTGCAAAAAGATGATTGGTGGTATTATGTTGACAAACCAAAACGAAAGGATGTGGAATGAACCGAATGGCGCAGAAGATACGACCTTCGGCGGGCAAGGGACTGGACAACCTGCACCGCGCCACGGACACGCTGAGCACGATGCTGGCGCAGGAGGTGAAGGAACTGAACACCCGCCAGAAAGCGGCCCGCCGCGACGGTGCAGAGGCGGCCGGGACCATGAAGGGCCTGAAGGAAGCCACTGCGGTGCTCAAAGACCTGGCTGCTGTGGCCAAGACGCTGAACGAACAGGGCGCGGATGCGGAGGGCCGGGAGTGCGGCGTGGTGCTGCTGCCGCCGGTGGAGGATGTATGAAGACAGGAACGAATGCGCCAGTCGTCTGGCGGCCCCAGCCCCGGCAGAGGGAGTTCATGCGCAGACCGGAGCCGGAGGCTCTCTACGGCGGCGCGGCAGGCGGCGGCAAGAGCGATGCGCTCATCATCGAGGCGCTGCGGCAGGTGCAGATCCCGCACTACCGGGGGCTCATCCTGCGCAAGACCTTCCCCCAGCTGAGCGACCTTGTGGACAAGAGTCTGGTCTACTACCGCCGGGCCTTCCCGGAGGCGCAGTACAACGCCACGAGCCATGTGTGGGTCTTCCCCAGCGGGGCAAAGATCTACTTCGGCTCGATGCAGTACACCAAGGACCGCACGAATTATCAGGGCAAGGCCTTTGATTTCATCGGCTTCGATGAGCTGACCCACTTCGAATGGGAGGAGTACAGCTACATGATGAGCCGCAACCGCCCCACCGGGCCCGGTACGCGGGTATACCTGCGGGCCACCACCAACCCCGGCGGCGTCGGCCACGGCTGGGTCAAGGCCCGGTTCATCACCCCGGCCCCGCCCGGCACTCCCATCGTGGAAGCGTTCCCGGTGCGGATGCCGGACGGGACGGAAAAGGTGCTGCAGCGGGCGCGGGTGTTTATCCCATCCAGCGTCTTCGACAACCCGGCCCTGCTGGAAAACGACCCGGATTACCTTGCAAGTCTGGCCTCTCTGCCCGAAGCGGAAAAACAGGCCCTGCTCTATGGCAGCTGGGACAGCTTCTCCGGTCAGGTGTTCACCGAGTGGCGAAACGACCCCGCCCACTATCAGGACCAGCGCTGGACCCATGTCATCGCACCCTTCCCCATCCCGAAGCACTGGAAGATCTACCGCGGGTTCGACTTCGGGTTTTCGAAGCCGTTCTCGGTGGGGTGGTACGCGGCGGATGAGGAAGGGCGGCTCTACCGCATCAAAGAGCTGTACGGCTGCACAGGCCGCCCGAACGAGGGGCTGCGGATCGACCCGGTGGAGCAGGCCCGGCGCATCCGGGAGGTGGAGCAAAACGATCCGCAGCTGCGCGGCCGGGTCATTCAGGGCATTGCGGACCCGGCCATCTTCGACGAGAGCCGGGGCGAGAGCATCGCCGCCATGATGGAGCGGGGGCCGAACTTCCTGCACTGGATGCCCGGCGACCACACCCGACTGGCCGGTAAGATGCAGTTCCACTACCGGCTGGCGTTTGACGGAGAGGGGCGGCCCATGTTTCAGGTGTTCGATACTTGCAGGCACTTCCTGCGCACCATCCCGAATCTGGTGTACGACGAGAGCAACGTGGAGGACATCGACACCCGGCAGGAAGACCACATTTACGACGAATGCCGGTATGTTCTGATGGAACATCCCATCTCACCGCCCCGGCGCACGGCCCGCCCGCCGGTGGGGGACGACCCGCTGGAACTGCACCGGCAGGCGAGGTTTTATCGGATTTGAACCTCTCAGTCATCGCTTCGCGATGCCAGCTCCCCTGGTAGGAAAGACTCCCTCCGGCCGGAGGGAGATGTCGCGAATAGCGACAGAGGGAGGACGGCCATTGGCAGGCCGGGCAGGCTCTGAGCAAAACGAACAAAGCCCGACAGGGCGTACAAGCGAATGCCCTGCGACAGAGGGCAGAAGGAAGTGGATGGAATGGATATCGTAGAAGAAAAACTGCCCATCGGGCCGGAGGAGGTCGCAGAGGCGGCGGCTGTTCTGCAAAAGTACAAGGCAGGCAAGGCGGCGCTCGACAAACGGCTGGTGGACAACGAACTGTGGTTCCGGATGGGGCACTGGAAAAATTACCAGAACCCGATGATGGAGGGCAAGCCCCAGCCGTCCAGCGGGTGGCTGTTCAATTCCATCGCCAACAAACACGCTGATGCGATGGATAACTACCCGGCTCCGAACGTGCTGCCCCGCGCGGCAGACGACGAACAGACCGCGCGGGTGCTTTCCAGCATCCTGCCGGTGGTGCTGGAACAGGCCGATTACGAGCAGGTGTACAGCGACACCTGGTGGCGCAAGCTCAAGCAGGGCACCGGCGTCAAGGGTGTCTTCTGGGACCCGGAAGCGCACGGCGGCCTGGGCGAGATCGCCATCCGGCCCATGAATCTGCTCATGCTCTACTGGGAGCCGGGCGTGGAGGATATCCAGACATCGCCGAACTTTTTCTCGCTGCGGATGGAGAACACCAGACAGCTGGAGACCCGCTGGCCCCAGCTCAAGGGCCACAGCGCCAGTGTGCTGGATGTGCCCCGGTTCCTCCACGACGGCGGGCTGGACACCACCGAAAAGAGCGTCGTGGTGGATTGGTACTACAAAAAGCCGGACGCCGAGGGCCGGGTGCTGCTGCACTACTGCAAGTTCTGCAACGGGGTGGTGCTCTACGCCAGCGAGAACGACCCGGCGCTGGCCGGGCGCGGATTCTATGACCACTGCAAGTATCCGTTCGTGTTCGACCCGCTGTTCATGGAGGAGGACAGCCCGGCGGGCTTCGGATACATTGATGTGATGAAGGAGTGCCAGACCGCCATCGACCGGATGAACCATGCGATGGATGAGAATGTTCTGCTCGCCTCGAAGCAGCGGTATGTGCTGAGCGACACGGCCGGTGTGAACGAAGAAGAACTGGCAGACCTCTCGCGGGATATCGTCCATGTAGTGGGGCGGCTGGGCGACGACAGTTTCCGCCCCTTGCAGACGGCGGGCCTGCAGGGCAACAGCCTGAGCTACCGCAACAGCCGCATCGAGGAGCTGAAGGAGATCTCCGGCAACCGCGATATGACCCAGGGCGGAACCGCTGGCGGTGTGACGGCGGCTTCGGCCATTGCCGCCTTACAGGAGGCAGGCTCGAAGCTGAGCCGGGATATGCTCAAGAGCGCGTACCGCGCCTTTGCCAGGGAGTGTTACCTCATCCTGGACCTGATGCGGCAGTTCTACGACGAAGAGCGGGTCTTCCGCATCGTGGGGGCCGCAGGCCAGAACGAGTTCGTGCCCTTTTCCGGGGCTGCGCTCCGCCCGCAGCCGGCCGGCACCGTGAGCGGGGTGGAGCTGGGCAGCCGCGAACCGGTCTTCGACATCGTGGTGAGCGCCGAGAAGAAATCGACCTTCAGCCGTCTGAGCCAGAACGAGACCGCCAAGGAGTGCTACCAGCTGGGCTTTTTTGCCCCGGCCAACGCCGATGCGGCTCTGGCAGCGCTGGAGATGATGGATTTTGAGGGCATCGAGAAAGTCCGCCAGCGGGTACGGCAGAACGGTACGCTGGCCATGCAGCTGGCCGTTTTGCAGAGCCGGTTGACGGCGCAGGAACAGCCGGGGAAGGCCGCTGTGACCGGCCCCGCAGACAATTTGAGCACAAAGGCCGCGGCAGATGCCATGGGCCTTGGAAAGGAGAACCGATGATCCGTGTGATCTACAGTGAACTGGATGGCCCGGAGGGTTTGACCCTGCGGTTGGAAGCGTCCGGCCACGCGGGCTATGCCCCCGCCGGGCAGGACATCGTCTGCGCCGGTGCCAGCACCCTGATGCAGGCTCTTGTGAGCCTGCTGGCAGGGGAAAAGACCGCCCGCAGCGATGCCTGGGATGAGCCGGAAGGCCCCCGGCTGGCCGTGACCGCCGCCGCCCCGCAGGAGCCGTGGGTAGAGGGGGCTTTTGAGCTGGCCAAGGCCGGGTTTGCCCTGCTGGCCGAGCGCTACCCGGACAACCTCCGCTTTGCAGACCTGAGCCGCCGGGGCGAAGCGGCCATGATGGACCTGCAACTGTTCGCAGAGGGCGGCAACGAGACCGGCGGCGCAGGGAGCACTCCGGCCCTGAGCGAGGCACAGGCCCGGCAGGCCGTTGCCTCCGGTACCCTGAAGCCGGGCCGGGAGGAGGCAGCGCCGCCGGAGACCCCGAAGGAGGAAATCCCGAAGACAAACTCCGGCCCGGAAGCACCCTGTCCCACCCCGGAACCGCCCCGCCCGCCGCTGCCGGAGCATCTGCCGGGCCGACAGGCCGTGGCCGCCCTGCACAGCCGCTGGGCAGCCGAAGAGGCAGCGCTGCGGCAGGTGGTGCCGGAGTTCTCGCTGAAAGCGGAGCTGCAGCACCCGGAGATGCGCCGTCTGATGCAGCTGCCGGGAATGCGGATGGCGGACGCCTACCGTCTGGCCCACTACGAGGACGCGCTGCGCCAGACCGCCCATGCCGTAGAGCAGGGCGTCGTGGAGCGCATCCGGCAGCGGGCGTCCCGCCCGGCAGAGAACGGCACCCGCCCCGGCAGCGCCGCCGTGACCGGGGCAGATGTTTCCCGCATGACCCGCGCCCAGCGGGAAGCGCTGGAACGCAAGGCCCTCCATGGGGAAGTCATCACATTCTGAACGCAGCTCCTCTGGCAGGGGAGCGCGAATCGAAGAAGTCCGTATGTTACACCGCAAGAAAGAAAGGAAAACCGTATGAACGACACTGCAATGAAGTTCGACCTCCAGCTGTTCGCCGACCCTTCCGCCGCGCTGAACAATACCTCTGGCACCATGACCGCCGAGATGAAGACCTTCTATGAGAAGCGCCTCATCGACCAGGCCGAGCCGCGCCTCGTCCACGACCAGTTTGCGGATTACTACCCGGTGCCCCAGAACGGCGGCAAGACCATCGAGTTCCGCAAGTACGACAGCCTGCCCAAGGCCACCACCCCGCTGACCGAGGGTGTGACCCCCAACGGCCAGACCCTGAACGTGACCACCATCACCAGTGACCTGCACCAGTATGGCGGCTGGACCCCGCTGACCGATGTGCTGCAGATGACCGCCATCGACAACAACGTCGTGCAGGCCACCCGTGTGCTGGCCAGCCAGGCGGGCCGCACCATGGACAGCATCACCCGCGATGTGCTGGCGGGCGGCACCAACGTTCTCTATGCGCCCAAGCAGAGTGCTGACGGCACCGAGACGGCCGTGACCAGCCGCGCCGGTCTGGACAAGACCTGCACCCTGACCCCGAAGCTGTTCTTCCAGGCGGCAGCCCAGCTGGGCGCGATGAACGCTGACCCCATCGGCGACAGCTACATCGCCATCATCCACCCCTATGCCGCCTACGACCTGAAGACCAGCCGGGAGTTCATTGAGGTGCATAAGTATGCCGACCCGGAGGCCATGTTCCGCGGCGAGATCGGCAAGCTGGGCAACATCCGTTTCATCGAGACCAGCGAGGCCAAGATCTGGAAGGACGCCACCTGCCCGGCCGGTCTGGCCGTGTTCGGCACGCTGGTGCTGGGTGCCCACGCCTATGGCGTCACCGAGCTGGAAGGCGGCGGTCTGGAGCACATCGTCAAGCAGCTGGGCTATGGCGACGACCCGCTGAACCAGCGCGCTTCCGTGGGCTGGAAGGGAATGCGCGCCGCCGAGCGTCTGGTGGAGCAGTACATGATCCGCATCGAGAGCGTGTCCAGCTACTCGGCCAATGCGGCGGCGAACTGACCCTCTTCTTTGGCGGGCTGGTTCTGGCCCTGCTGAATGAGCAAACATGCGAGAAGTAAAAACAGGCGGGCCCTGCGGATGGAGGGCAGAAAGGAGTTTCTATGAGCGAGAAAAAGGCAGTGCGCATCAAGCTGTTCAAGGACAACAGCCGCTATAAGGAGGACCTGTTCGTCAGTGTCAACGGCGTGAACTACAAGATCCGCCGGGGCGTGGAGGTGGAGGTCCCGCCCGAAGTGGCGGAG